TGCCCGACCAAACCAATGCTCACTAAGTTGACGAAGCTCACGCCCGCGTAAAAGATTTGCGTGGGCGACCATTTTAGCCGCCGATTCAAATTTCGCATCACCGAGGATTTCCTTAACTTTTATAGGTGTAACGTCAACGCCATCGAAGGCGTCTGCGCCGCACGATTCAGCAAACCGAGTCCCAATGCAAGATTTGTCCTCATTTATAATGAGTCCAACTTCATTAAGAATCGGAATGATAGAAAGTGCAAAATCCTTTGAAGTAATTAGGTCGTCTCCGACGATGTCGACATAAAAAGAATCACGACTTCCCCCATCTTCAAACCAAGTACCCCAACTAAGGGAATACAAAGTCAATGCTAAAACAGGAAAGCATAAAGCACTTCCCATAGGAGCAAATTTTTGATATCGACCAGCTATTTTGCCGTCGATAGAATAATATTCAGATCTGCAACGAAGCATATCTTCAAGAAGATGAGGAACAAGGGCAAACAACTTTTTCACAAGCGAAAGGCAGATTAAATCTGACGCTCGCTTAAGATCAATAGTTGCCAGATTTTTAGAACGGGACGCAAGTAAAGCAGCTGCTTGATTAGCTGATTGATCCGTAAAATGTACATATTTCCCGCGAAGTTTTTCTTCAACGGTAGAATACATCCAACCACGGACACCTTGTTGAAGGTACTGAAGCCATGTAGGCTCAACAGCAATCAGACGAGGACCTCGAGAATCTTTTGGAACTAAAGTTACCTTAGATGTTCGAGACTTCAATTCCAAGCGCGAATCATTCGCGAATGCTACCTGTCTACATCCTTCGGAGATATTTTCATCTCCTCCGATAAGGCAGGACCCCCAGTAATCTTCAAGACTATAGGGAATAGGACATTTATCCTTAGCATCAATTGAAGCGTCAGCGACTGCTCCTGGACCATGAGTGTAAGTCAAATCGTACTTTGTATTACGGTCGTAGTGACCGAAAAGACGATAGATTTCTCTTTGGCCTTCGGAGATAATTCGCTGAATCCGAGAGTTGTGTAAAAGAGGTTCAACATCTACAAAGGTGTTAAATGCTTCTAAACGCTTCTCATCCTCAATAAAAGTATCGAGCACTCGCGCTTCCTTCTCAAGACCACAAGGAATATTAGCCTTGTAGAAGTAAAAACATACTTGACGTATGCGACTTACACATAAAGTGCAAGCATCCTTGAGAAGGACTCCTGAATCAGAAAAGATTTTCCGAAACAATGAACCCATAATCTGGGGGATCTTCTTCGTACCAAACGCATGTTTGAACGAAGATGGTAAAACAAAACGTCCATCTTTTAGTCCTCTATCGAGAGCTCTTCCGAGCTCAGGTAAAGTGACGGTTAAAAAGGAAATACCTTCATGGTAAATCCTCTCCAATGGAAATTCTCTTCGATTGATTTCATAATCGTCGAGGAGACACTTATATGCCTCCAACCCCAATTTTGTCTTTGGAGTTCGCTCCATAAGTCATTCCTTCTTCGATGGTTAAACGTCGATAGGGATGACAGATCACGGGAAGTTACAAATTTCCCATCCTCATGGATGCAATGACCGTAGAGGTAGTAAAGTCATAAAGACGTGCGACCTCATTACGAATCTGAGCATTCGTAGCTTCCAAGGAACAATCAATGATTAACCGAGGAGCCACGAAAACATCGGGATTACCGGTGGTTCCTGAGGCAAATTCTCTGTACAACTTAATCATCAGCGTACTCTTTTTAGTTAACGACCCTGTAGAATCAAGGGCGCTATTAAGAGAGAGCCGGTGAGGAAGAAGAATAGTTGCTGCGGCCTCGTTATAATTAACGTAACCGTTAGTAACTTTTGCTTCACGCGACCAAGAAGTAGTCGCGAGACCGCTCACTGCAGCGGCGGCTATAGAGATAGGATCTGACAACATGATTATTCACTCCTAAAGTGATGCACACCACACAAAG